AAGAATCCCATAGCAAAACCAACAATTCCAGCACCTATTGCTGTAATGATACCCATAGGACCCGATAAAAGCCCCATAAGCATACCAAAAATACCACCTTTTTCTTCTTCTTTATCACCAACACCTGACTTCTGATCTCTAATGTCGGTTAATAAATCAATGATAGGTTCCCAAACATTTTCGAACATATCCCTAGATTCTTCGCCTTTATCTTGTGCATCTAAAAGACTACTTTCGTTTTGTTCTCTTGAGTTTTCATTGGTCTTTTCAATTTCTGCTTTAATTTCGGGTACCACTGAGGCAATTTGTTGTAGTAAATCGTCGGGTACTGATTCTGAGTCTGACCCAAAAAAACTTTCTGTGTTAGATAATTTCTTTACTTCTGGTTCTCTTCTAGAAATTTGAACCATTGTTTCTTCTTGGATTGATGCTGACTGAGGAAGTTCATCATTTTGCATTTCTAGGAAACTAACTACATTATCATAATCTTGATCTTCTTGATATACTAGTTCTTCGCCACGTTGTTTAGCCAAACTCTTTAGAAGATCTATACTATCAGATAATTTATTCGATATATTATCTGTATTCGATATATTATCTGTATTCGATATATTATCTGTATTCGATATACTATTATCTGTATTCGATATACTATTATTATCTGTATTATTTCTAGTTTCTTTAGTTTCTTCTAAGAGTTTTACTGTATCTCCAGTATTATTTCTAGTTTCGTCTGAAACCACTAGTTCATCATCCGAAACCTGTATAGATTTTAGAAGATCTATACTATCAGATAATTTATTCGATATACTATTATCTGTATTATTTCTAGTTTCTTTAGTTTCTTCTAAGAGTTTTACTGTATCTTCGGTATTATTTCTAGTTTCGTTTGAAGTCTCCGCTGCATCATCCGAAACCTGTCTAGATTTTATTTGGTCTTGTATATCTTTTTTCGCTTGAATTATTCGTAACTTTCTATCCTTACGCTCAGTAACAAATCTACGGGTATTCATAAACGTATTCTTAGCACCGTCTATTACAAAATTTGTTAATCCTGTTACTAATGGATTATTATCAGAGAAAAAAGCAGCAGCATTTTTTGTTAGTGTCTCGGTTTTTTCTAATGCTTGAGATCCTACCTTTTTGAATGATTCTAATAATACGGGATACAGTCCTAATGACCTTTTTAGTGTAGCATTGGATTGTTCTATATATTTTATGAGAATTTCTTGTTCGTCACCATCTACATCAGATGAGGCTAATATAGCCTTTTTTAATTCTGTTAGTGTTTCTAATAAAGCACTTTGGTCTTCTTTTGAACTATTACCACCAGCAGCCTCTTCTAATGTCTGAATAATATTAATACCTAAGGAATCAGCAACATTGCTTGTATTACTATCATTCAGTTCGGTCGAAAAGTTATCTATAATACTTTTCATAGATAACTGAAACTTATCCGATTTTTTATCATCTGATTCTTGAAAATTATCTAAAGCAACTTGATTTTGTTGCTTTAGATTTTCAATTAAGGAATTAAATGTTTTTTTATTTTCCACTATGATTTTGCTTTTTGGTTTTCTTTTTCTATATAATCATTTAACAATGAAATATAGATATCCCTTTCATAAGGTATTAACATCTCGAGTTCATGTAAAGAATATTTATGATGCTGTATTAGTTGAAATGTTAATATATAATAGTTGGCCAGGGAATTATGTCCTAGCCCTAACCGAAAAAACTGTTAAGACCTGAAACTACTACTGTTTCCTTTTTATTACACTTAGGGCAAGTTACCTCAAATGTTTTTTGGATAGATGGCATCGTTTTGAAAAAATTAGTTATATCTTCAAATTGCTTGTGGCTTAATATATTTAAATATTCCATCAATTCACTTTCTGTATGGTCATTAGAACTATAAGTAGTTTCAGCATCGTAGATATAATCTATACAATCTATTATCATCTTATACATTGAATCAACCGAGTCTTTAGCATCATTGTATGTGCTTAATAAACTTAAACTAGGATATTTTAAAACAATGCCATCAGTAGCTGTTAACTCAATTTTTGTAGTATGATTTTCATCTCTTTTTATTTCCAAATCATGCAAATCTAGTTCAAATTTTACTGTTTTTGGACAACTTTCTTCTTTACAGCCTTTCATCTTCGCATTTAGAATGATTATATTACTTATTGACTTTGCCCTAAGCTGCGTGAAAATATATTCCATATCAAAAATAGGAAGTTTTTCTGTTTCTATGTCGCTAATTATACAATTTTTTATTAATTGTTTTAGCGCCAATATCATATCTTCATCGGTATTAGACTCCATAGCAGTCAAAAGAATTTTTTCTTCTGCTACTAAAAACGGTCTGTATTCGATTTTTTCCCCACTAGAAGGAAGTGTTAGTTTAAAATGTGGTGTTATTAGTTTTGGTAATGCCATATTATTATTATTATGAATTTGTGGTTAATGTATTGAATAGTGTACTTGCTACGCTTTTTAAATTTCCTTCAGAAATTGACTTGGCAAAATATGCCGCTCTTTTTAAGTCTTGCGGTTGAACTGTCTGCATCTTAAAATCTCTGTATGCGAATGTTACAGAAAGTTTCATAACAGAAGAGGTAGAATCCCAGGTTAAAGGTATACCTGATACCTGTTTTGGATAAACATCTGAAAAAATTACCTTGAATCTTGTTTCACCGTCTGGGTCAAAATATACCAATTCAGCATTGGATATTATTTCACTATACCAACCTATGCGAAACTTATTTTCTGCTGCTACATAGGCCGCATTTTTTTCAAATGTACCTCTATTAAGTTCACCCAACCCAATTTTATTAGATAAAGAATTTAATTGATCCTTTATAGTTTTGTCTAATGTTGCGTTAGAACCACTAATAGACTCCAACGGGTTTCCAGAATTATATATCTGATTTTGCCAAAGTTCAAAGAAATACCTTTCAAGAAGACCTGAACGAACATACATTTCTATGGTAAGTTCATCATTAGTTTTTCCTGTTGGCATCGTGTAACCAGGTCCTGGTCTTGTATAGTCAATTTCTGTATCTATGTTTCTACCTGGTATGCTCACATCAGAAACAAGAAAAGGAAAATCCTTTGGTATTTCCTTAAGTACTTTATCAGAATAATCTCTCGAATCAGGAACGACAGATGAGATTATTCTGTTTGCCTGGTCCAGAATCGAAGAGCCATTGTTAGAACCTTGTATAGAACCCGTCAGTGTTGCTGGTGGATAAATGTAAAAGATAAAGTTACTAGTAGAAGCAGGACCACCTAACTCATTAATGTTTGCTCTAAATTTTGTTAGATTAAACTGGTCTCTAGGACCTAATAGTGAATTTACTATAATACTCATTTTGAGGAATCACTCCAAACTTTGTTTTTACTTGCTTTTTTGAATTGTTCTAACGGCAGCATCATAGCATTATTCCATTCAATTGATTCTATTTCTATAAAGTTTGACTTTACGTGTTTCCATAGATAACGTTTAAATGCTGGATTAAATAGCTTAAATTTTCTTGTTGATTTTAAAATATTGTATGATAATTTTAGCCTAGTTTTTCTGTCATATTTTTCATCTGATACTAGATCATATAAAGCATCCATGAGAACTGCTCTTTGACGTGGATGTAAATAATGCAAGTTAATGCCAAAGAAACCTCCCTTCGCAGAATCGACCATAAAAATTAAAGGATATACGTCATAATAAGGTAAGGTTTCTTTGTGTTTCGGATCGTAGGAAAAGAAATACATTTTACCTATTTCAGGTCTCATTACTGAGTGCGATGTTCTTTTACCAGCCGAAACTTCTTTTGCTTTACCTTTTAACCAAGTAAAGGCACTTTTTGCTGATGCTTTTACATTGGATGTACTAATTCTATTAAATAAATTTCCGAATATGTTTGCCATGTATGTATTTAGGTAAGGTGATCCTCAGTTAATATTACAAATTCTATGCCTATTTTTTTACAGTATTCATTTGCTGCTTCCCATTTAGCCGAATTTACAGCAAATGTTGCTGATTCTCTCAAATATGATAGTGTAGGTTTTCCTTTTGATGTTGTTTTCTTTTTTGGTGGTACGGTTTGCCCTTTTGGTTTTACTTCTATTAACCTTGTTTTTTTAGTTCCGTCTTCTGAAATATATTTTACTAAAAAATCTGGATAGTACTTATGCCATTTTTTATCTACCGGAGAATAATAAGGAATTACTGTTTCTTCGGAAGACCAACCAATAACATTTCTACTACCATCACAATATTTCATAAAGTTTCTTTCCCACAAACTTCGATAAATAATGTTAGAAGAATTACCTATATATTTATTTGGGTTTTTCGGTTTGTATGTGCCTTTGTATGCCATTTTTTTAAATTTATTTATAATTACTATATGAAATTTCCTAAGTTAAAAATACCTCCAAAATTATCTAAACTCGGTACTAATGTAGTTAAGTTTCGAAATAGGGTTCAAGAAGAACTGTCTGGGTTTGATGCACTATCTAACCCATTAACTACAGCACGAACTGAAGGTCTTGGTATAAATGCTTATGAAATGCCCTTCGGTGCTAGTAATTTCCCTCATTTAGAAATAGTCTCACGAATCAATAAGACCACTAAAAAAGAAGATGTTACTTCGTATGACACAAAGACCGCAAATATATATGTGCTACCCTTTCCTATATCAGGATTTACCGATAACTTGAATATGTCTTGGAGTTCTGCTAAATTAGGCCCTTTATCTATGTCTATAGTGGATTCTTCTAAGAGTGCAATCACAAATTTATTAGAAGGTAATGCTGGCTCATCCGATTTAACTGATACACTGGCTGGATTAAAAAGTAATGATGTAATTGGTAAATTAGGACAAGCAACCGCAATTAATGTTTTAAAGAGTTCTGAGGGTGTTCTAGGGTTTAATCTTTTAGATGCGTATCAAGCCTCAAATAATATAGCAATAAACCCAAATGAAGTTCAGTTATTCGAAAGAGTTAATTATAGAACTTTTAGTTTTGAGTATAAATTTATACCAGCATCGGAAAAAGAAGCACAAGAACTCATAAAAATGATAAAACAGTTAAAAATAGATTCAATACCCGGTAAAGATGGAGCTTATTTTCTTACAATACCTAGCATTTACAGTTTAGAATTTAAGGGAAGTACTGGCGAATCATTATCAGACAAATATGGAAAAATCATGGACTGTGCATTGACTCGAATTGAAGTTCAATATAATTCAGGCACCGGAAATACATTTCACCGTGGAGATTATCCAAATGATATTATACTAAGTTTGGGCTTTACCGAAATAGATTTACTAACAAAAGAATCTTTTAATTAATAAAATAATGTCCTTTTCTAATTACTTCAAGAATCATCCCACAATAACATACAACAATCAGATAGTTAGTAATATACTATCAAAAATTATGTTTCTAGATAAAACTATAAATGAAACTAGTATTCTTTATGATTACACCATAAAAGAAGGAGAAAGACCTGATATACTAGCCAATAAATTTTATGGAGATTCAAAATATGACTGGATTCTTTTAGCTATAAATAAAATATACGATATTTATACCCAGTGGCCTTTATCTAACATACAGTTAGAGGAAAAAATTAATTCTAAGTATGGCTCTTTTTCTGCTGCTAATTCATTTGTAGATCACTATGAAGACCTCGATGGCGATATTATAGATGAAAAGGAATATTTTAGATTAGCACCAGGTCACAGAAAATTAATAACTGGCTACGAATACGAAGTAAAAGAAAACGATAGAAAAAGATCTATTAGATTAATTGAGGATTCTTATATACCTCAATTAGATTATGAACTCAACTTAATAAGAAATAATGTCTGATACCTCAATACAAGAAAATAAACTGCAAATACTTAAATTAGTAATAGAATCATTTGATGGCAAAAAGAAAATTGATGTGTCTCCTTGGTATCTTGGATTAATCCTAAATGAAGATATTTACTCTTATTTTGTTACTGGTGGTATTATAATAGCAGAAACAGTTGGTCTAATTTCATCATTACCTATAATGGGCGAAGAATTTGTTAGAATAACTTTTCGACAAGAAGGTTTCGAAGAAATACATGAGCGAGTTTACTTTATTTCATCAATAACAAATCGCCAGAAAGAGGCTCGGAATGTTGACTCGTATATAATAAACTTTATAAGTTTTGAATATTTTTCTGGTATAACAAATAGAGTATCTAAATCATTCGTAAATAAATCAGGAAAGGCTATTCTTGAATCTATTACAGCAGATATAATTGATAAAAAAGATTTTCAACAGGATAGTGAGGTAATGAACTTAATTATACCTAACATTACCGTAAATAAAGCAATTACTTTTATATTGAAAAGATCTTTAAATTCTTCTTCAATACCCGATTTTGTTTTTTATCAGTCAATCATGGACAATAAGTTTAACTTTAAATCCATTTCAGCCCTCAAAGAAAATACAGAAAACAAAACACTGCTCTATATACCTAGAGAAGACAGTAAGCCTACAGAAGAAAACTGGTCTTATTATACTGTTTTAGAAGAAATAAATAGCGATATTAGAGATAATACCTCAAACTATGTTTCCGGTACTTACGGGCAAGTAGAACATTATATCGAAAGTAAATCTAAAAAATCTGTGGTGTCTTTATTTGACATGAAAGAAAAAAGAGATAATTTTTCTAGACTAAATAACCATAATACATATACAGATTCTTGGGCGGAATCGTTGACTTCTCCTTTATCTAAATATACAATAACCACAATGGGCCAAAAAGATAACAAGCAATCTTGGGCCGATAAGAGACAAATGGTCCAAAGTATTCTTGAATCTCATATAGTTACGGTAAAAACTATCGGGTATTTACATTATAAAGTCGGTGAAACTATTTACTATAATCGACAAGCAACAAATGTAGAAATGGGTTCAGATGAGTATTCAGTGGACAAATACCTCACAGGAAAGTATTTAATTGCTGCGGTAAAACACGAAATAACTCCATTAACATTTCACACATATCTAAGACTAGTAAAGGATTCAAATGAGACCGTATAACAATATTTTTTTTCATGGCGTAGTAGAGGACCGAAATGATCCGGAGTTATTAGGTAGAATTAAAGTTCGTTTTTTTGGTGTACATTCCCCAGATAAGCAAGATATACCAACCGAAGATTTAGTATGGGCTACTGTTTTATATCACGGTAACCAGGTTTTTCCTCTATATGAAGGTACTTGGGTTGTCGGTTATTTCGAAGACGAAGATTTACAATATCCCGTAATTTTAGGAAAAACTTTAGGGAATCATACCGAAAAACCTTCATCTGATACGGGATTTTCCGATGATGGAAAAAGTATAAATGATAGACCAAAAGAAATATCTTCGAGAACCATAAACGAAGACGGTACTGGAAGTACATTCAGCGAAGAAAGGCCTGCAAGGTACCCGAAATATGTAGGAGAATCCGAAATATCTAGATTGGCTAGAAATGAAAAAATTGAAGAAACTATAGTCGAACACAAAAAAAACACCATAGCACTAGAAATTCCAACAGCAGCAGCAGAAGTTGGAGCTATAGGAACAGCATGGAATGAAATAGAAACTCCTTATAATTCTAAATATCCTTATAATCATGTTAGGGAATATGAGTCGGGCCATGTTTTAGAAGTAGATGATACTCCAGATGCTGAAAGAATACACGAATTTCACCGCTCAGGTACATTTAAAGAAATTCATCCCGATGGTTCATTAATATCTAAAACAGTAAATGATAAAACAGATATTACAATAAAAGATAAAAAAACTGTTGTATATGGTAATAATTTTTCTTATATCCAGGGATCACAGAATTTATTGACTACAGGAAAAACTAATAAGCAATATAATGATGATTATTTAGTTATATTTGATACAAATAGTTCTACGAAAATAGGTGGTAATAAAACCGAATATATTTCTGGTAACTTTGGATTAGCTGCACCTGAAATTACATTAGCAGGAAAAGTTCATTTAGGAGCCACGAGTGTTTCGGAGACTGGCGTTGGTACACATACGAGTGAAGAACCTGTAGTAATGGGCGATAAATTAGTTGTATTTTTAGATTCTTTATTGACTTATATAGATTCACATATACACCCAACACCCGTAGGACCTAGCGGACCTCCTATAATTCCAGTAAGTACATCAACAGTACCTATAAAGCAAGAATTATCCCAATTATTATCTGAAATAGTAAGTACTCAATGATTAGTTATTTACCAAATCCAGTGGTTCCAAGCTTCGGTATTATGGTCGAAGCGTATTTAGAAAAAGCACGGAATTATTCTTTCACAGGACCTGCTGATGTTGCTGGTACAATAGGAAGTAAATACCATGAATGTATAGTTGGCGGTGGCGATCCTTTACTGAATCCCATTATAACTGGAAATTTAGGTGGGCTAATAGCAGGATTAACTTCAGCGTTTACTGGTAATAAATCAAACTCGGAGTTCGAAGGTTTATTAACTGGTTCCTTTAATGCTTATTGGGCATCTGTTGTTTCTGCTGGCTTTTTATTCCCTCATGCACCAACAGTATCCGGTATCAGTAATATAGTTGTAGCACCGCTTGTGAGTTTGATTGGTGTGGTTGATGTAGAAGAAGGAATACCACCATATCCAGATTTTCCATTTTTTCCTAACACTATGGCATCAATCCTACATAGTCATTGTCTTGCAATAACTGGAACTTATACTGGATTAGTTCCAGGTACACCACCAGTACCTACTCCGGTACCTTGGGCCGTATATACACCTTTATAAATACTTGTATGAATATTACACAATACAGAGATTTAGATTTTAATTTTAGGCCTCATCCTGTAACTAAGGATTTAGCTATAATTAAAAATGAAAATGCCGTTAAAAAATCGGTATCAAACCTACTAAGAACTAGGTTTTTTGATAGAGCATTTAGACCCGAACTAGGTTCGGGAATTTATAATGCTCTATTTACACAGTCCGGTATAATGGCAGAAAAGGTAATAATAGCAGAAGTGCAGCAAGTTCTGTTAAAATACGAGCCGAGAATTATTATAAACGAAATAAAGATACGTGAATTATCAAGCGAATTGGGCTATAAGGTATCTGTTACCTTTTCCCTTATAAATAATTTTAATGATATAACTGTAGAAGTATTACTTAAACAAATTACCTAATGGCAAATAATTCAATCTCAGGAATTTCTTTAGAAGAAATAAAACAGAATCTAATTACGTTTTTAGAAACTAAAACAGAATTCGATGGCTTTGACTTCGAAGGATCTAATATGTCTATACTATTAGACCTATTATCTTATAATACATACTATCAGCAATTTTATGTGAATATGCTTTCGAGTGAAATGTTTTTAGAAACATCACAACTTAGAAATTCTGTGGTCAACCATGCAAAAAAATTAGGCTATTTACCCACATCAAAGAGAGGGTCCATAGCAAGAATAAAAATCTCGATAACTGATACAACAAGCCCACAAAGCATAGTACTACCAAAATATACCAAATTAAAGACAGAATTTAACGGTATTACTTATCCTTATTTTACAACTGATTCTTTTATACTATCAAATATACCTGGAACTAATAGGTATGAATCGGAAAATATATTTATAAAACAAGGAAAACTATTTAATCATACATTTAATTCAGTAAATGATATAATTTTACCTAATTCCGATGTAGACACTGAAACCATATCAGTTAAAGTTTTTGAAAATAATTCTGATACAGTCGGTTCCATATTTACAAAAGCATCGGATTTAATGAATGTTAATTCTACATCAAATGTCTATTTCATAAATGAAACTGATAATTTAAAGTATAGTATAACATTTGGCGATGGTGTTTTAGGTGCCTCAGTATCAGCGCCTAATATAGTGGAGATACGATATGCAACATCTTTTGGTTCAGACTCGAATGGTGCTAATATTTTTACGCTGACCGAAGATATAGGCTATAATACTTTTACTATAACTACATTAGATAATGCAGCAACAGGTTCCGATATTGAAAGTATGGAATCTATTAAGTATTTTTCGCCTAAGATGTATCAATCGCAAAACAGATTAGTAACAGCAAAAGATTATGCGTCAGCAATACAAAAGGAATTTCCTAATTTTAACAGTATTAAAGCATGGGGTGGCGATGAAAATGAACCGCCAGCATACGGCAAAGTTTTCATCTCTATAAAAACCGCTGAAAATAGTATATTATCTAATTCGGTAAAGCAGTTAATAATCAAAAGACTTTTGGACGCTAAAGGTATTGTTTCTATTACGGCTGAAATAGTGGACCCAGAATTTATATACATCAACATAAATTCAGAAGTAAAATATAATCCAAAAAATTCTAGTAAATCTTTGGCCGAGATAAAACAAGGAATCACCGATGTAATTTCTACTTTCTCTAGTAATACACTAGAAAAATTCGATGAAAATTTTCAATATTCTAGGCTTTTAGCTTTAATAGATAACGCAGATCCTTCTATAAGTAATTCAACATTCTCATATACCTTAAGCAAAAGAATAATCCCTAGACTAAACACATTTCAGTCTATAAATGTAAACTTCAATAATTCAATATACAGACCAAATATAAATTATGATGGTTCTATTAATTCTAGTAAATTTACCTATGATGGGTTTTCTGACTGTTATTTGACAGACCAGGATGGTAGATTAAAAATAATAAGAAAATCTATCAACAGCATATTTATACTAAATGATAATGTAGGTACGATAGATTACACAACTGGTAAACTAACTATAAATAGTTTGTATATTACCCAGTTTCAAGGAGATTATTTAGAAATTACTGTTCAGCCAGGAACATCAGATGCTGAATCTAAAAACAATCAGATTTTGCTTATTAATGATGATACTTTATCTGTAAACCTAATAGATATTAATTTTCCATTAATTAACGAAAGAAATATAGCACCAATATATTCCAACCTATGATAGATTTTACCGATAAAAAAATATCTGACTATATTAAAAGTCAATTACCGGAATTTGTTTCTGTCGAGAATGAAACCTTCGTGGCGTTCATTAAGGCTTATTATGAGTTTATGGAAAACCAGGCAAATGTATTGGATATTTCTCGAAATTTAGCAAATTATCAAGATATAACAAGAACTATAGATAGGTTTGTTGATTATTTTCTAAAAGAAATTGCTGATGGTATACCCAAAGAAATTGCTAGCGATAAGCTAAAATTAGCAATGTATGCAAAACAGCTATATAAATCCAAAGGTACTGAAGAATCATTCAAGTTCTTTTTCCGTTTAATTTATAACGAAGATATAGAACTTTATTATCCCAAAAACGATATTTTAAAGTTGTCTGATGGTGTTTGGATAAAAAATAAAATTATAAGGGTTTTAACTGATTCGAGATTATTTGATTCATTAGGACAAACTATTTCAGGTAGAAGAAGTTTAGCAACTGCGGTAATTGATAACGTATTAGTCCAAAAAATAGGTAATTTGGTTATAGCAGATATAACACTTATTAATATTTTAGGTAATTTTGAATTAGGCGAAACACTTGATTCTAAAACCGAAGACGGAGAAATTTTCCAGATTATTCCTATGAATATAGTTTCCTCTATTGACGTAACTTCTGGTGGTCTTGGTTATACAACATCTGATGAAATTACGATAACAGATAATACTAATAATGGTCAATCAGCCATAGCACGTATAACTTCTGTTTCTTCTTTAGGTGCTATACGAAAAATAGAAATGATTAATCCTGGTGTAAACTATCCTATAGGAACCCAGGTAACACTACCGACGGGTGGAACTATAACTCAGGCTGCAGATTTAGTTCTAAATATTGGATATGTTGCTGAAACCATAGGTTCATATCAAGACACTAGAGGGCATTTAAGTTCTAATAAATATATTCAAGATTCTTTTTTTTATCAGGATTATTCTTATGTTATACGATCTGGGTTGGAAGTAAATACATATCGAAAACTAATAAAAAAACTCATACACCCATCAGGATTAATTCTTTTTGGTCAGGTATTGATACAGAAACTAATTAATATTTTTACTCTGTTTGATGCTGAAACGAATACTATAGTTAGGTACTTCAATCAGGTTTTGGATTATACCGACAATGATGTAGTTTCCTTTGTTCAGTTAACGACACCTGTAAGATCTTATGTTACTATAAGCCAAAGTACTTCTGTTAATTCTTTCACACAAATTTCAGCTTTGAGTAGACAGGTAAGCATGGCCGGTCTTATAAGTGACTATGAGGATATAACACTTGCTGACGCTAGTAACCTTTCATTTGGACTTTTCATAACTAGACCTGATGTTTCAATTTATGCGTATCTTGGTTCTACTGATCTGGCAGTAGTAACAGATACCGATAGAAGTACTATATAAATATTTAAAATTACAAAAAAACAATTCAATGGCAGCAATAATTACTAAAAAGTTTAGAATTCATAATTCCAAACAACTAATAGAAGCATTTTCAGAAGCAGAAAGCGATAAAATTTATCTCTTTATCGGTAAAGTTAGTAACTGGCCTGATGAAGCTACAGCGCCAACACCCACAGATTCGGTAATTGTTACTGATTATTCTCAATGGGATGATATGATAGCTGCTAAAAGAATAGGTTCGACTGACGTTTCACACGTAATACCCAGAAAAAACTGGACAACAGGAACCGCTTATGCACAATACGATGCCGAAGCTACAAATTTATATTCTACTGATTTTTATGTAATGAATAGTAACTTTTACGTCTATAAAGTAATATCAAATAATAACGGTGCTAATTCTACTGTAGAACCTATTGGTTCTTCTACATCAGTTTTTGAAACCGCCGATGGTTACCTTTGGAAATTTATGTACGAAATTTCTGGTGCTAAGGCGCTTAAATTTATAACTCCAGCATATATTCCAGTTCAAACATTATCTACATCCGATGGTTCTAGCCAATGGGGCGTACAGACCGCTGCCGTTGATGGTTCAATCGAAAATATAGATATTATCAATGGTGGTTCTGGTTATAATCAGGTACTAAGTGCAGATGTTGCTACTTCTACTAATGCTAACACATTTAATATTTCTGTATCTGCTTCATCTGCTTCAGCAAATACCGATTTTTATGTGGGTGCTTCTGTATATGTAAATAGTGGAACTGGTGTTGGTCAATTGGGTACAATTTTGTCTTATACCGTAACCGGTAATAATGGTGTTATCGTATTAACAGAAAATCTAAATACTTCGCTGATTGCGAATGATTCAACTATTAAAATTTCACCGAGAGTTCAAATTGTTAGTCCATATACAGTTACACCACTTACTGCATATTCGGTTGTTACTAGTGGTGCTATTTCTAAAATACAGATATTGAATAATGGTGCTAGTTACGTAAAGGCTACTGCTACGATACCAATAGCGGCTGCTGCTATAGCCGCGGGTGCTGCTGGTTCAAACGCAGATATAAAACCAATAATTTCTCCTATAGGAGGACATGGATCTGATGCTACATTAGAACTTGGAGGATGGAACATAATGTTGAATTCTCGATTGGAATATGCAGAATCTGGCGATTTTACAATAGCAAATGATTTTCGTAAAATAGGTTTATTAAAAAACCCATTATTGAGCAATTCAGCTATAGCAACTGCTGTAACTTATGATTTTTCTACCACTATTGAATATAATAATACCAATTCTGCTTTTGTAGTGGATGAGGTAATTACTGGCGCTACTTCTGGTGCCACGGCAACAATTGTTGATGTAAACAGTAGCGATACGGAATTAAGAATCATAAATGTTTTGGGAGAATTCTCGAACGGCGAAACCATCCAAGGCGGTACATCAAGTGCCCAGGACACAATAACGGGAATAACAGCACCATTGCTTAAAAAATATTCTGGGGATGTTCTATATGTTGATAATAGAACAAAAATTGTTAGAGGCTTTGACCAGGTTGAAGATATAAAACTTGTTATACAGTTTTAAAATTATAAAACGAATCAAAATAGCAGGACAATTTGTTCTGCTATTTTTGTTTTAACTATGTATAAATACATAAAATTCAAATAAATTACAAAAAGATGCCAATACAAACGAATTTTAATACAAATCCTTATTTTGACGACTATAACGAAGAAAAGGATTTTCTTAGAATATTATTTAGACCTGGAGTAGCAGTACAGGCTAGAGAATTAACTCAATTACAATCTATCATACAAGGTCAAATAGAAAGGTTTGGTAGCCATATATTTGAAGAAGGTTCTAATGTTCTTGGCGGTCAATTAACTATAGATTCAGAAGTTCAATACCTAAAATTATTCAGCACGTACGAAGCAAATGGTTCAGCCGAAGGTCCTGTAATAAATGTTTCCGATTTTATAGGCAAAACAATCACACAAAACGGATCAAATGCCACCGCAAGAGTAGTTCATGCTGTACCTGCGGTCGGAAACGATTTTGCTACTTTATACATCAAATCCATAAACTCTGGCGCTTTCAATGAAAATACAGCTTCTGTAGATGCTACAATATCATTTACTGAAACTATAGATTCTGCCGATGTTACCACAAGCGCTAGGGTTGGTGGTACACAAACTGGAACCGGAATTACTATTCCTAGCCCAATTGGTACTGGTTCTATTGCGAGTATTGATGCTGGTATATTTTATATAAATGGCTTTTTTACGAGGTGCGACTCCCAGACAATTGCACTAGATAAGTACGGAAATAATCCTACGTTCAGGATAGGTCTATCTATAACAGAATCTATATTAGATGAGTTTGATGATGAAAGTTTACTAGATCCTGCAAATGGTTCACCGAATTTTACAGCACCAGGTGCTCATAGGTTTTCTATATCTCTACTACTCGATAAAAAAACAACAGATTCTTTGAATTTTGTCGAACTTTCTAGAATAGATAATGGTGTTATACAGTCTCTGAAAGTAAATCCAATATACAGTGAATTAGGAAAACAAATTGCTAGACGTACATTTGATGAAAGTGGTAATTATACAACTAGACCTTTCAATATAAACCTACAACCTCATCCTACACTTCCAAGCACAAAAATAAGAGCAGCATTAGATAACGGAAAGGCCTATGTTCATGGTTATGAATATGAAACAACAGGTACTGAAGTATTAGATATTGATAGGTCGCTTGATACTAATTTAGTTACAGATCAACAGATTTATGTTCGGTATGGTAACTATACCATTATTGACAATCCTACTGGATTATTTGATATTTCTACACAAGAAACTATAAACCTTTATTCAACAGCAAACGTACAAACAGCAACCCTTATAGGTACTGCTAGTGTTATTTCATATACGAATAACGATACCGATTCCATGAGAATCTATCTTCGTAATTTTAAGATGAATAATTTAGCATTTACTGCAAATACTGAAGCTATTGAAGGTGGTAATACTATAACATTAATAGGTTCTTCTAGCACAAATAATGCTTATAAAGGAATGACAATAGAAATATTGGGCAGAAAGCATAGAGTTTTAAGTCAATCAGGTGCTATATTGACCGTGGATGGCATATTAGCAGAAAATGGTACTTCTACGCAGGCAGTTACATTGTTACCTACAAGAAATAACGTTTCATTATTTGCAAGCTCTGATGGAAGTAAATTAGCATTAGTTTCAACGAAAGCAAAAGTTTCTGGTGTTTCATCAAATGATACAATATTTAGTGAAACAAACCTAAATTCCTTGGTATTTCCTTTAAATGATACTTATGTAAAAACATTATCAGATATTTCTTATACTTATACTAAAAAAGGTTCCCTTACATTTAGCAGTGGTACAGGTCAATTATCAATAGCATCAAACGAAGAAGTATATCCAGGTACTGATACTATATTAGGTTCCGATCTAGAAAGAATAATAGTTTTTTCCGATAGCACAAATGTCAAGCAAGTTGTTACAAGCTGTAGTATTTCAGGTACGACAGTTACTGTGAATACAGCTAACACATCTTATGCTGGTGCTAGTACAATTATACTACCAGTTACTATAGCAAATGCAGACGAAAGATCTAAATCATTGTCTAATGCTAACACTTCGGCTGTTGTAACTGAAACGAATAATGCAACATTAACAAGAGGACAAAGGTTAATCAAGGTACCAAACAAAATTCCAGGTGTTTCTGAATCTCTTCTTGTTTCTGACGTTTTGCGTATAAGAAAAATAATTGACTTAGGTTTAACTTCTATTGCTGCTGATTTTGATGTTGATGATGAAACTACATGGACAGAATTTACTTCTACTGTCTATGAAGAATCAGCAGCTGATATAACGACAAATTATAAATTTGATAATGGCCAAAGAAATTATATCTACGACCATGCAAATATTACACTTATACAAGGAAGAAATATACCTACAGGACCTATATTAGTATTCTTTGATTACTTTGTACCCAATGCAAATCCTGGGTTTTTTAACGTAGATTCCTATTCTAGTGTTGATTATGAAGATATTCCCGTCTATATAGCACAAACTAGCGCAAATAGTATAAAATTATCGGATGCGATTGATTTTCGTCCAGTAAGAGATATAAATTCGACTAGTTTCGATGGTGGTGTCCAAGTTCCAGATCCTAGGTTCGTATTCACAACAACTTACGAAAACTATCTTTCTAGAATTGATAAAATTATTCTTACAAAAAATAGAAATTTTGAAGTTATAAAAGGTATCTCCAATGAAGATCCTATGCCACCTACTGATCTAGATACGGGCATGACATTATACACTATATCTTTACCTCCATATACAGCAAACACAAATTTAATTACTGTTTCTAATACCGACAACAGACGTTATACGATGAAGGATATTGGTAAATTATCTAGCAGAATCAGATCATTAGAAACTAATGCAATTCTTTCGAAAATTGAAAGAGAAACATTAGATACTACGATATTTGACGATTTTGGCATAGAAAAATTCATCAATGGTGCATTGGTTGATAATTTCACAGGACATTCTATAGGCGATGTAGAAAACTTAGATTATGATGTTTCTATTGACTTTTCAAACAGAGAAATGAGACCTCCATTTAAAGCAGAAGGTTACGCTCTCGACTACGATACTTTAACTAATATCTCGAATGTAAATGGATATACTACTATGGACTATACCATAGATGAATTTGTATCGCAAAGTCTAGCATCCAAATCTGTTAATGTTAATCCTTATAATGTATTTAACTTCAACGGTTCAGTAAAATTAACACCGTCTCAAGATACATGGTTCGATACAAATACAAGACCAGCAGTTTCTGTAAATCTGGGTGGCGATAATGATGCTTGGAATTCCATAGGTAGAGCGGTAGAAGACAATAGAAGAAACGGTTTTGGTACTGAGTGGAATGACTGGCAAACACGTTGGACAGGTATGCAAACGTCCAATAGTGTTATCTCTAGTAATTTGAATGTTGAAGTCGATGGTCGAAGAGTTACAGCAACTAAGTCTACAACATCAGAACAAGTTATTACCCGAAACCAGGAAGAATTCAGAGATGCAACAAGAACTAGTTTCAGTACACAATCAATCACAAGAAATTTAGGTTCTAGAATTGTTGATATAACTGTGGTTCCTTTTATTCGTTCTAAATCTATTTCTTTTGTTATCGAAGGTTGTAAACCAAATACTAGATTATATGCCTTTTTTGATGATACAAATATAAGTGACAGTACTGGCGTAGTTACAACAGATGCTTCTGGTAAAGCAAGCGGAACATTTACACTACCGGGTGGTGTTTTTAGAACAGGTACTAGAATCTTACGATTTATAGATAGAGAAGATAATAATGTTAGGTTATCAGACACGAAAGCTGAAGGTACCTATTCGGCTCAAGGTTCACTTGCTACGACTGAACAAATTGTAGCAACAGTACGTGAGCCGATTATACGAACACAAACGGTAAGAGAATCTAGACCAATACCAGATGTTGTTACTAGGTCATTAACAACATCCGAAAATGTTACTACAACTTGGATAGACCCACTTGCACAATCATTTTTGGTCGATCCTAGGATTTATCCAAATGGTCTTTATTTATCATCAGTTGATTTATTTTTCTCGACCAAGGATTCAAACTTACCAGTAACTGTTCAAATAAGACCTACAGTTAATGGTTATCCTTCAAGTTCTGTAATATTACCAGGTTCAGAAGTAATTCTTGAAGCAGCTGATGTAATAATACCTACAGGTTCTCAAGTAATACCAGATCCTACAAGTTTTGCTTTTGAAAATCTAGTTTATCTAGAACCTGGAGAATATACTTTTGTAATTCTTTCTAATTCTAATCAATATGAAGTATTAGTTGGTGAAATTGGTCAACAATCACTTAACGGTAACTTTTTAATTACAGAAAATCCTTATGCTGGTGTAATGTTCAAATCTCAGAATGCTTCTACATGGACTGCTGTTCAAGAGGATGATATTATGTTCGTATTAAAGAAGGCTGTTTTTGCTACTCAAACTACAAGTACAGTAAAAATTGATGTTGATGTTAGTGACCTCACAGAAAATAAACTATATGACCTTCTTCAACTTTCATTAACAGAATTTAAACCTAATGGTACAAATATTTCATATAAGTTTGATTATTTAGATGAAAATGATAATGTAATTACTCAAAATTCTTATGTACCTAATGATAATTACTCATTAAGAACTTCTGGGAAATTATCTAATTCTGCTACTTCATTTACTACAACTGCTACGCTTACGTCATCTGATTCTTCTGTATCTCCAGTTATCGATGAAGAAACACTTAATCTAATAGCAATAAGCAATAATATAGATAATGGGTCTATATATAATAATACACTTATTCTAGAAAACGGTGGTACTGCTTATGCAAATACAGATACTTTTACCGTAACTGGAGGATTAATTGCTGCTGTTGTTGGAATTGTCACCGATGGTGCTGGTAAAATCCTAACCCTTAACGTTACACAAAAAGGGTTAGGATTCACAGATACAGCAACCGTAACTTACGTGGGGTCAACAGGTTCAGGTGCTGTAATTAAGGTCTTGAATGAGGGTTCAAATCAAGGGGGTAATGCAATTTCTAGATATATAACCCGAAGAGTTACATTAGCAAAAGGTTTTAATTCTGATTATCTACAGGTTCGATTTAAAGCATTTAGACCATCAGGTGTCAACATAGATGTCTACTATAAAGTTCTTAATGCTAACGATACTGATAAATTTGATGATAAAAACTATGTAAAAATGGAATTAGATCCAGAAACGGATCAGTTATCTACTACTATGAATGATTTTCGAGAATTTATATATAAACCTAAGACTGAAACTATAACATATTCTAGTGGTGGAAATAATAATGATGACAATGATTATAGCGATTATAATACATTTGCTGTTAAAATTGTACTAAGATCAGAAAAAACTACAAACTATAAAATACCTAGAGTAAGAGATCTTAAAGTAATATCATTCGCATCATGAGGGAACTAATTCAAATTGAAGACAACAAAGATTTAGCAAGAGACCCGAAGACAAAAGCAATTCTTCGGGTTGATACTAAGGCATTTGAACAGCATAAAAGAAAAAAAGAGTTTAGAAACTCTGTTGCTTTCATGAAAAATGACCTAGAAATGCTAAAAGATGAATTGGCTGACATTAAAAACTTATTAAAACAGATATTAAACGATGGCTAAACCAACAACTAGAATAGAATTAAAAGAGTATTGTCTGAGACGTTTAGGTAAACCTCTCATTGAGATAAACGTTGCTGATGCACAGTTAGAAGATAGAATAGATGATTCTCTTTCATTTTTCTATGACTATCACTATGATGGTTCAGAACATACCTATTTGGGAGTAGAAATAACTCAACAAATGATTACAGAAAGAGCAATACCTGTGGACGACTCAATTATAGGTATTTCTAAGGTATTTAAGCATACTTCAGGCGATGTGAAAAATATATTTGACGTGAAATATCAGATGAGATTAAATGATGCTTTTTGGATTACTGCTGGTAATTTTCAGCATTATTTTATGACTATGCAAAAACTTGCGGAAGCTGAGCACTTGTTTAGTAAAAATATCCCTATACGCTTTCAAAGACACATGAATAGAATTAATTTAGACACAGATTGGTCTAATTATGCAGTTGGAGATGTAGTAATTTTCGAGGGTTATAGAATTATAGACCCAGAAACATACGCTGATGTCTATAGTGACCGTTTTGTCCGAGATTATACAACTTCACTTATTAAAAGACAGTGGGGAGAAAATTTGTCTAAGTTTGGAGGTATGACTTTACCTGGAGGTATGACTTTAGACGGCAGCACAATTCTTAGCGATGCAAAAGAAGAAATTCAAAAACTAGAAGAAGACCTTTATAACTCTTCTGCTGGTTTAATACTAGATATTATAGGTTAATTATGCCACTAAATCAATATTTTTCAAATTACACACACACACCAACCCAAGATTTATTAGAAAATTTAATAATAGAATCTATCCAGATTTATGGAGTTGATACATATTTTATAAGAAGAAGCATAGAAAATACAGAAGATATTTTAGGCTCAGACCAGGCTGGTTCTTTTACTAATGCTAGGTCTTTAGAAATGTACGTGAAAAATGTTGAGGGCTACGAAGGACAAGGCGAATTTTTAAGCAGGTTTGGCCTGAATATACAGGATAATATAACATTTACAGTAGCCAGAAAAAGGTGGGAAGAAACATTCGTAGGCGAAACTCTCATGAGACCAAAAGAAGGGGATTTGGTTTATTTTCCTATGACTAAAGCATTATTCGAGGTTACTTTTGTCGAAGACGAAGAAGTTTTCTACCAAACAGGTAAATTAATGACATACGACCTACAATGTGAGAAATTTACATTCAGTGGTGAACAGTTTAATACCGGGGTCCAAGAAATAGATGATATTGCTACTAAATTTTCTATAGCAAAAGTATTGGATTATTCAGCAATAGACGGAACTCCTATAATCGGGGAAACAGTAACTGGCCAGACTTCAGGTACTACGGCTAAATTGAAGAGTTTTAATTTATCCGATGATACTATCGAATTAATAGATCTATCTGGTATGTTCTTAGACGATGAAATTCTTCTAGGTGCTACATCTAGTGTAAATATTACAATAACAGAAGGAAATTCATTAAATATAAATATAGATAATGCTGATATGTTCAATGATAATATACAAAGTAAAGGAGACGACATTTTCGATTTTTCTGAAAATGATCCTTTTTCTGAAGGAAACTACTAATGTTCGGTAATCACTTCTATCACAAATCCATAAAAAAATATGTTACCATCTTTGGTTCATTGTTTAATGGAATTAGAGTAGCAAAATACGATAATTCCAACGATATAAAGGAACTTACATTAGTTCCAATTTCTTATGGGCCTAAAGAAAAATTTATCGAAAGACTAAATGCACAACAAGATCTAAGGAAAGAAATTGCTATTTTAGTTCCTAGAATGGGCTTCGAAATTTCATCTTATCAATACGACCCATCTCGGAAATTAAATAATATTAATAAGTTACAAAAAAGAATAAACTCAAGTTCTGTTAATACTTCATTTTCTGCGGCTCCTTATAACATAGGATTTTCCTTAAATATTTTTGTGAGAAACGTAGAAGACGGCACTCAGATTATAGAACAAATTTTACCATATTTTACCCCAAGTTTCTCAACTACCATAAATCTAATACCAAATCTAGATACTAAATTCGATATTCCTATTCAGCTTAATTCTATTAATATGAATGATGATTATGAAGGCACCTTCGAGAATAAAAGAATAATCCAATGGGAACTTGATTTTACATTAAAAGGCTATTTTGTTGGCCCTACTAAAATTGCCAAACCTATAGAAAAAATTACCACAAATATAGGTAGTGGTTCTGTTATTAATAATGAAATAAGCACAAGTATAGAACTAACAGAAGATGAATTTGGCTTTAACGAAATAATACTATAATGGCTATAATAGGAAAAAAAATTGAAAATGCACTAGATATAATGTCGACCGAAAATGTAGAAATTATAGACGAGATCAATAAATCATCCGCAGAATTAAGAGAAATTGAGATTGATGAAGATTATGTCTTTGCTAGAGATAACTTACGCAGCGTTATTACTAAAGGCTCAAATGCCCTTGCCAAAATGATTGAATTGTCTGACGAGACTGAACATCCTAGAATGTATGAAGTAATGGCATTAATGATGAAGACCATAAATGACTCAACAAAAGATTTATTAGACATACAAAAGAAAACAAAACAACTAAAAAACGAGAGCCTAGGTGGTTCTTCCTCGGCTAAAACATCTGAAACACATAATGTAAGTAATAACATCTTTGTTGGCTCGACAAAAGAACTTCAGGAGTTTTTTAACACCCAAGAAATGAAAAAATTGGATAAATAAAAATGGCAGTAGATTTAAACTATCAAGTTCAGCATTATTTAGGTAACCCAAAATTAAAAAGAGCCAATGTAAATATACCATTCACAAAAGAACAAATCATTGAGTACAAGAAATGTTCTATGGACCCTATATATTTTACTAAAAATTATGTAAAAATTATAAATATAGATGAAGGACTAGTACCTTTCGATATGTACCCATATCAGCGAAAAATGGTTAAGACCTTTGCTGAAAACAGGTATACTATATGTAAGTTACCAAGGCAATCAGGTAAAACTACTACTGTAGCAGCCTATGTTTTGTGGGTAATTTTGTTTCATGAGTTAAAAAATGTGGCCATACTTGCTAATAAGGGTTCTCTTGCCCGTGAAATTCTGGAACGTATAAAAAATCCCTACGAGAATTTACCTCTTTGGATGCAACAAGGAGTTACCGAATGGAATAAAGGTTCAATTGAATTAGAAAATGGCTCTAAAGTTATTGCATCTTCCACTACATCATCTGCGGTTCGTGGTAGTTCTTATACCCACCTTATACTAGATGAGTTTGCTTTTGTTCCCACAAACATAGCAGAAGATTTTATGAGATCTGTATATCCAACCATCTCATCAGGTAAAAAATCCAAAGTTATTATAGTATCAACACCTAACGGTATGAATCATTTCTATAAAAGCTGGATGGATTCTGTTGACGAAAGATCAGACTATGCCAACATAGACATAAACTGGAATGAAGTACCTGGCCGAGATTTAACATGGAAAAAACAACAAATAAGAAATATAGGACAAACTGCGTGGAACCAAGAATTTGAAGGAAAATTTCTTGGTTCAAGTAATACACTTATATCTGGTTCTAAATTAAACACGCTGAGATATGTAGAACCATTACTGGTTCAAAATGATGTAACGATTTACGAAAAACCAAAACTCGGTAATAAGTATGTTATGATGGTAGACACTTCTCGTGGTGTTGGCGGTGACTATTCTGCGTTTATAATTATTGACATTTCAGAAACCCCGTACAGAGTTGTGGCATTATATAGAAATAATCTGATTCAACCCATTCATTTTACTACATTCGTTAGAAATGCAGCCATTTATTACAATAAAGCCAGTATGTTGGTGGAAATAAATGACATTGGGGCGCAAGTTGCTGATATTATAAAAAACGACTTAGGCTATGATAATATTTTAAGTATTGCTTATATGGGAAGAGTAGGCCAAACAATATCAGGTGGTTTTGCTAAAAATTCAGCAAACGGTCTTAGAATGACACAACCAGTAAAAAAATTAGGTTGTTCTAATTTAAAAATGTTAATCGAACAAGATAAACTTATTATAAATGATTTTAATATATTAGAAGAATTAACTACCTTTGTCCATTCCGGTGGTTCTTATGCTGCTGACGAAGGAAAGCACGATGATTATGCTATATGTCTAGTTATTTTTGGATGGATGATTGACCAAAGGTATTTAAAAGAATTGACTGATATAAATATTAGAAAGGAAATTCAAGAAGAACTTAAGGAAGAAACATCGGATGCTGATGGTAGAAATGAAGATTCCATGTTTTTTGGTTTCATTGATGTAGTAGAAGAAGATGAAAGTTTCGTTTCAGCCGACGGTGACCACTGGACGCCAAATAAAAAATGGGAACTAAGTTTGAATAATTGGTAGATTTATACAGAACCTAATTTTTATAAATAAATCAAAACGATAATATGTTCATATATAAAAGAACAAACTTATTATAATTAAAACAAAAAACGGAGAAGCACATGGGATTTTTAGTTAGTCCTGGAGTTAATGTTTCAGAAGTCGACTTAACGAACGTTATACCTACGGTATCGTCTACTACAGGTGCCTTTGTTGGCGCTTTTGAGTGGGGACCTTTAGAGGAACGTGTACTAGTTGATTCAGAAAAAACTCTTGAAGCTCGATTTGGTGAGCCAAAAAGCGATACAGCAGTGGATTTTTTAACTGCAAGTAGTTTCTTGGCCTACGGTAATGCACTTTTTGTAGTACGTGCAGCAAATAGTACAGCAATTAATGCTACCACAAGTGGTACTGCTGTTCTAGTAAAAAACAGAGACAATTACGATACATTAACATTAACAGACGAATGGTTAGCAAAGTATCCAGGAGTTCTAGGTAATTCACTTAGAGTTGTTGCTATTGATTCCCTAGCAAGTAATACTGCTGCTTATGAAGCGGCAACATATTTTGGTACTGCAACATATAGTTCTTTATTCCAAGCAACACCTGGTACTTCTGACTATGTAGCAGAACGTGGCGGGTCCAATGATGAAATTCATGTTGCAGTTATAGATGTTGCTGGTGCAATTTCAGGAACTGCAGGAACAGTTCTAGAAGTATTTGAAGGTTTGTCTAAAGCTTCGGATGCTAAAAGTTCTTCTGGTGCTAACAATTATTACAAAAATGTAATAAACAGTCAGTCTAGATATTTATGGTTTGGCGACCATCATTCAGACGGAACAAATTGGGGAACAGCTGCTTCAGGAATTGCATTTACTTCACTTACCGATTCTGTTGAGACAACCCTTACGGGTGGTGTTTCTGGAAACTCAGATGTTCCTAAAACTGCAGGGTATGACCTTTTCTTGTCGCCAGAAGATGTCGATGTCTCTTTGATATTTGCAGGCGCTGGAGATGAAGTATTAGCTCAAAAAGTTATTGATACTGCTGTTGCTCGTAAAGATTGTATGGCATTCGTATCTCCTAGAATAGCAGATGTTGTAAATGCTGGGGCTGATTCTATAACTAATGTACTTGCATTTAAGACCTTGGTATCAAGAGATACTTCTTATGCAGTAATGGATTCAGGTTGGAAACTAATGTACGACAAGTATAACGATACTAACGTATGGGTCCCACTTAATGCTGATATTGCTGGTCTTGTTGTGCGAACAGATGCTACTCAAGATGCTTGGTATTCTCCTGCTGGATTTACTCGTGGCGGTATTTTAAATTCAATACGTTTAGCATGGAACCCGAAACAAGCAGAAAGAGATCTTATTTATAAGGTTGGAATTAATCCTGTGGTTTCATTTCCTGGTCAAGGTACAATACTTTATGGAGATAAAACTCTTCAAAGTAAACCATCAGCATTCGATAGAATTAATGTTCGTAGACTGTTTATTGTTTTACAAAAAGCAATTTCTACTGCGGCTAAATTCTTATTATTTGAATTTAATGACGAATTTACTAGAGCCCAATTTAGAAATTCAGTTGAACCATTCCTAAGAGAGGTTCAAGGTAGAAGAGGTGTAACTGATTTTTCGGTTGTTTGTGACAGCACAAATAACACACCACAAGTAATAGACACTAACAGTTTTGTTGGAGATATTTACGTCAAGCCAAACCGTTCAATAAATTTCATTAA